TTTGTATCTCCTGGAGGAATAGTGATGTTAGCTCCACTGCCTTGGGAAATAATTATGTTTTGAGAACCACTTGTACCATTTTCGATAAAGTGCATTCTGCTAAGAGTGTTAGGGGCAATTGTAATTGTACAGGCTGAATCTAGTGTTCCTGTGTATTCAAGATACATGGCCCTTCCAGGGTCAGCCGCTCCGTCTGCTACTGTAGTAGTGTGAGTATCAGCATTAGTTGTAATTGCTTCTGTGCCATAACCTAGAGCCTCGCCAATGAGTTCTAAATTTGTATTTGTTGTAGTTCCCCATGATCCTGACTGATCACCAGTTGCCATTTCTTCAAGTCTTAAATCATTTACATATGTTGATGCCATTTTTATTCCTCTTCCTAACTAAGCAACGTTTTCCCAGTTAGGTGTTTGTGTGTTAGTTGTATTAGTATAGTTTGGAGTTTGACTTTCATCAACAACAGACCACACTAAAACTTTTCCAAGTGAGCCAGTGCTTTCTAGCCCTTCAATTATTGTAACACCAGCTTTAGCTTCTGTCGTTACAATTCCTGAATCACCTTGTAATACAAAACCGTTAATTGATAGATTATTGTTTGTTACTAAGGATATAGATCCTATTGCAGAAGTAGCTGATACCCCTGATGGAGATACATTAGCTTCACCATCTACAAGAACCGCTAAAGATCCTACTGATGCTGATACTCCTGGTACTGATGCTATTGCTTGAGCGTTTACGCCTGCAACTGGCGATCCTGCGGTTGCTGCCCCTGGGGCGGTAAGTGTTACTGGTATAGTTCCTTCGCCAAAGGCAAGTTCACCAAAGCCAGCTCGACCCCAACCACTTAGTAGCTGAGCCATTTTAGGCTATTCTGATTATTGCTGTTCCTGAAGCTGCTGCTGGGAAAACAATAGTGAAGTCCCCTGAAGTAGAAGTTTTATCTCCACCAAAATCTATTGTTGCTACTGATTTATCACCGTTAGTATCGTTATAAATCATACAACCTCTAGCAGTTACAGTTGCTGTACCAAAAGTTAAATCTGCAAAATCTGTAAAACCTGTTGTTCCACTAGATGTTGGAGTTACGTTTGTTAAAGCAGATCCACCAGAAGTATAATTAGTACCACTTGCTTGACCCGTAGTAGTAAAAGCAGTTGTAGTAGCTCCTAAGGTAGCTGAACTTGTGTATAAGGCCAACTTAAAACTGTTACCACTTGAATTAGTAAAGTTATGAGTTCCGGTTAAAAGTTCTTTTTTAAAACTTGTTGTAAGTGTTGATGTTATTGCCATTTTATATTCTTCTTATAATATTTGCTAAATCCTCATGACCATTTTTAATAAATTCTTGTATTAAAGTGGCTTTATAAGATTTTATAGCATTTTTCATATAAATCAAAGATAATTGACGAATTAAATCTTGGTAGGCTCTAGCCTGTTCTTTTATATGAGGTTCGCTATTATCAGAATATCCTACTATTTTCTCTGTTAATCTATCAGCCCAGAACTCAGGAGGGTGACCTCCAAAGCTTGTAGTCTTTGTTTCTATTACTCCTAATGAAGGAGTCCCCGGAGGTGTAAGTTTATCTACCATTTTTTAGGCTCTACGGGTTTGTTTAAATGATCATCTGTTCTACCTATAAGAGTAGGTTTTTGCTCGTACTTGTTTATTTTTAGATCACTAAACTTAGATACCGTTAATACATCTTCTCCTTGAAGAACAACCAAAGGATCTGCAAGCCTATGATAACCGTATAATCTTTGCTCTGCAGGAACGTTGCTATCTAGTAAGCTACTGCTAGAAGCCACTTCTATTTGAATTTTATTAGACACGCATTTAGATAACCAGAACTCAACACAAGCTCTTCCAGACTCTGCAAAATGCAAGTTTCCTTGATAACTAAAATCTACTCCAAACATTTTTATATTTGCTACTTCATTCCAATAAGCAAAAGCAACTGCGTAGGCAACTGTATTATTTAAATAATAACAATTAGTATCAATAATTACTTCTTCTATTGGGTATTCAACAAGACCTGGACAACGATCATCTAATTCACATGTATATATAGGGCCTTCATGTTCTTTTAATACTTTAGCCATACTATTGGTTTGGCCTCCAGCATTATCGCTATCTAAAAATCTTGAAGGAGGATCCATCATAAATACTCTATCGTGAAATATAACGTCAGAAACTGCGTTTATTGCCCATACCTCGTCAAAATGCACTCCGTGAGACTTTGCTAAGTTGTAATCAAACCAACTTTTACCCATACCAACAATAGCTATAGTCTTGCCTTTTAAGCTCTCAATCTTTTTCATTTCCTCTCCTTTTTTAAGAAACAGAAGTTCTTAAAGAATCATAACGATATTCGTCTCTTCTTCCCCTAGCTTCTGCTTGGTTTTTAAGCCTCAGAACTTCTAGATTAAACCTTTGTTCGTAAAGCTGCAGTAAATCAGCATCTCCCTTCATAAAGGTATATGCCTCCATTAAAGATCCATATAATAAAGCATTTCTTGCATTTTTAGAAATCCAAGTGCCTGTTGTACTTGTTGTTAAACTTGATGGCTTATAAAGGTAATGTAACTCAACAGAATAATCAGCATCTGGTACCGGAGCTAATATTAAAGTTGATCCATTGTCAGATGCAGTAGGAAGATCTTTATCAAAATCTCCATAGTATTTAGGCAATCCTCTTAACGAAGTATCTGTAGGATCTACAGAATACTCTCTCATAAAACTAGGATGCTTCTTATCTAAAAAAGTGTAATCACCGTTGGTATTTATAACGGCTAAAGAAAAACTAGAAATAAAATCACTTGGGGCCGTTAAATAAGTTACTCCTGCGCTTAAGGTTCCTGTTTGATTTTTTCTAAAGTAATCCATCTGAACTAGGTCAAAGATTCTATCTTCAGCGCTAATTATAAAATCATTTAAAGTAGAGACAAACGCAGTTTCTTCGTTTTCTACATAATTTTGGATTAATGTTTTTAATTCAGCTAATGTCATGATGTAGTAATTGTAACTGTCCCTAATGATCCTGTCACTTCACCTATAATAAAATTTGTTGGTAAAGTTGATGGGTTCATAAAGTTTGATTTAAATATAGAAGAACTTACGACAACAACAAATCCTTCTCCAACTTCAGAATCATTGTTAGGCCTTGGCTTATATAAAGCCTCTGGGTCTGAAGTTACTGTTGGCGGTTCTAATTGTGGGTGTTTTGATTCATAGCACTGTGAACAAACTTTAGCGCCATTCCATTCTTCTCTTAGCTCATTAATTTTGTATTCAAAAGAACATCTATCACAAAGACCTTTTGCAAATTTACCAGAAGCGTAAGCCATTTAAACTGTCCTTAGATTTGGCCTAATTCTAAAAGATGCTCTGTCTTCGTCTTGATCAGCAGCTCTTCTAAACTCTTCCTCATATATAGCTTTTAATTGTGGAGTTAATTGAGGAGCTTTCTTTAATGATATGTAATAAGCCAGTCCTGCTGTAAAGCAGGGAAAGAACCTAAAAGGCATATCCATAGTATTAGTAGCCGCATCAGCATCATCCATTCTTATTATTTTATTAAATACAAGAACATCAGTAGAGTTTTCTGCTGATGGCCATATTTTTAAAACAGGAGTAATACTTTTATCAAGAAAGAATTGCGAAGGCCTAGATTTAGTTCCTTTGTTGGGAATGTTTAAGTATTCAGATCTGCTGATCCTACTCATGCTAATGTCTGTTTGAATGTTGTTAACAGTTCTTCTTACTACAACATCTAAAATATCAATAACATTAGAATTTAAAGCGTATTCACCAGTACCCTCAATAACCGTTAGAGTGTCTTGATCTATCGTCCATTGATTTAACCCTCTATTAGCCCATTCAGCCAACATGATATTAACGCTTCTTAAAGCAGACTTAAGATCATAACCAGTTCTTAATTCAAGGCCACAACGCTCATAAGCTTCTTCTATAAACTCAGTTACGTTTGGTTCAAAATTTGTACTGCCTGATGTCGACATTTAATTCCCTGCTTTTGCTTTTGCTCTTTTGGACAATTCATTTTTATGAAATAATTTTACACTTGTCTTACTATGAGACTTGTTAGTGTGAAGGGTTCCATCAGCCATCTTGTGACTAGATCCCTTATGCTCTGTACCATCTCTTTTATAATGTTTAACGCCTTTCATTTATAAATACCTATTTCTTTTTCTTAGACTTAGTTTTTTTCTTTATAGTTTTCATAGGAGGTCTTCCTGCCTTAGATCCGTATGTTCCTTTACCTGATGGCATATTCTTCTCCTTTGTATTAACTAATTGTAGTTACTTTTCTTCTAGGATTCATAACACTTCCACACCCTCTTGCTATAAAACCACCGTTTTTTACTTTAACTCTGTTTTGTTTGGCCATAGACCTATCAATAGCGTCTCCTCTTTTCTTTTCATAAGAAGATAACTTACCATCCTTATTTAAATCAGCAGGGCCACCGTTAGTCATTTTTTTTCTTGTTTTAGCAGCATCTTCAAAGTTTTTTGCAGTAGGGGCGCCTTTGTCTCCTACGCTACGCATAGTTTCACCGGATCCGGCTTTTATACGTTCTTTCTTTGCATGTATGTTTGAATATAATCCCATTTAACAACTCCAGTCTTTTCGCGCCCAGTAGTTTGCACTACATCTGTCGCTTTTTATTCCACCACTTCTAGCACAATAACTTTTTTTTCTAGATGCACTATCTTTATGCATACCCATCTTTTTATCGCCAAAAGTAATTCTTTTTACCTTACCACCATCGCTACTAGGACACATAACATAAACTTCTTTACGTTTTTTTCCGTATCCTCCATTCCCTTCAGGAATGGCCCTAGGCTTGTTTAGGGTTATTTTTTTACCTTGCCACTCTGCCATTCTTAAGCATGAAAAGCGGTTAAAGATGTAAAGGTTGCTGTAGTATAATTAATAAATATCCCATTTGAAAATACTAATCCATTATCTGGAATAGTTATATCTCTAGTTACTGTAGCAGAAGCTACGCAACCTAATTTAAATATACTAGTACCGTCTGTAGATGTATTTAAAAAGTCTAAATTACCTGCTGTTCCAGAACAAACCACATTAATACCTTGTAATCTTGATCTACCAGCAAAAATAACATCGGCAACTGCTGTGTTGATACCAGCAGATACATTTCCTGCGGGATCTCCAACTGCTGTTATTGAAGTTATAGTTCTAAAGTATGAGGATCCAGTCGCTGTACCAGCATTAGCACCTGTTATAGATTCTGTCAGTGCAGCTCCACTAACGTCTGTACCAGCTACGGTAAATGAAATGCCAGAATCATTGCCAGCAGAAAGGATCGTTACAATCCTTCCGCCAACATTAGTAACA